GCCACCAGATGCAAGAGTCCCGATCCCAGAACCAAGGGCCGCGCCCAACGGACCACCATATGCTAATCCAACTAAACCTCCGATTGCAGATAATAAACCCATTATGCTTCTCCTGAAATTGCTTCTGGTGCTGTAACCATAATACTCGTGCTACGACTTTCCGCTCCTGTCCAAGCTTTTCCGCACTCTGGGCAATTACCAAAAGGATAACTTGCAATTTCTGCGGGAGTATCAACTTCGTTTTCACAGTTCATACAATGCACTGTATCAGAACTCGTCGCAGGTTTCCACTTGGAACCGTTTGACATTGTTAAAATTGTATCATCGCTCATGTCGTTGTCACCGTTACCGTTCCTACCGCACCTGTCGCCCCAGAACCACGGACATGCGGTTTATTAATTAATGCTATCTTAACAAAACCGTCTTGTTGAAACAATGCTCCATTTTCCAAGCCTGAATCATCGGTCTGTAAGTCTGTTAGTGTAAGCTTTGTTGCTCTTTCTTCTCCTGGGTTCTGTTGCTGTTCCATATATACAGCAAAACTCCGCGTTAGGTTTGCGAAATATTGTTGATCGTATTGCGTTGGCGGCACCGCGAAGAACGGAAGGATCAGGTTTCGTGACACTATCTCCTCCCATCAGGACGCACATCTAGTCTTGGTGATCCCAATCGCCACCCCACCCCAGAAGCTGTAGACTCTACTCGCATTGCAAAACTACGTCCGCGTAATCTCAAATGCACTTGGTCTGTGAACTGCTCAACAGGCACCGATGCTGACTTGGTGATAGCACTCGATGTTGACTGTAGGTAATTGCCTCCAGGGAAGTTACGTGTTTTTACTGTTATGTTTGCAGAGGGACTACCCGCCGTTGATCCTCTGAATGTCAGGTCTGGTATCATACGCCGGATAAAAGAAAACTGTTCCCCGTCTGCTATATCTATCTGACTGGACTCAATGTATGCAGTCAACGCAGATCCGTCGTCATCAAATCCTGTCTCTTGTGAATACAGATAGTTGTTTGGACCTGCTGCAATCGGCTGATCAAAGATACCCCTGTCCATCCAGAAGCTACGTGCCATTGCGCCAAAGTACCAGACTTGCTGTTCGTAGTTGTAAACAACGTATCTGTCGTTTGTATCACTGCTTGCGGATGGGTAGAACCACCACACTTCAGAAAACGACGTGTTCGTAGAGGCTACGATCTTTTCACGTTGGTTTAAGTTTATGTCATCAAAAACAAAGTCCCTAACCGTGCATGGTAGACGCTGCACCGTACCACCGTAGACATAGAACTCTTTTTGTCCCATCCAGAATACGTTGTCTTCTACAGCCACGGCACACAACGGCCCCATCGTTGTGATGTTTTCTGACACAAGGTTTACACCAAAGGTAAACGGTGGCCCTAAGAACTGCATAGCATACAAGGATTCGTCGGTGTACACCAAGATCTGCTGTCTTGTTTCGACAGCCGTGACAATCTCTGAACCAGAACCGAGACGCAACTCTCCTGCTGTGTTGGTCGCTGTGGATGCCCAGTCGGTCAAAGATTCTTGGGAAGAGAATCGTATAGCCAACGGATCTTGGACACCCGGATTAGCCTCTGTATCACAACCAAATGCTATGATGTGTCGGTCTCGGTCTGATACCATTACCTGTTTTGCAATTGTCGGTGTAGATGTAGCACCTGCCAAAGAGTCAAGGCTTACGGCACGAGCAGCGGAACCCGTGGTTTTATCCCAGTAGTATATACCACCGTTACGCACGTTTATCAGTAAGTCTTCACCAAAGTTATCGTGCGACCAAACACGAAGTGTGGACGTAACCAAAGGTGTTGTTGCAGCAGAGTTCCAAGTTCCACGACCCCAGAAACCAATGCCCCACCCCGCACCAAAGGTAGAAGTATCAAGACCTATGCTAATCTGATAGGCACCTACGGTAGAACTACCACCGTTTCCTGAGTCAGATCCACTCGCATTTACAAGAGACGGAGACAGAGCACCATTTACAGTTATATCTTGTATAGACGTTCCTGCGGCACGGGCAGAAATAGTATATGTGTTATCCGTAAGAATCTCTGTGATATTATACTCTTGGTTCAACACTGCTGCGGTGATGTTACCACCTAAACTTGCGGCACCACTAAACGTAACAAAGTCACCAGACACGGCACCGTGTGCTATATCTGTCACAGTGATTGTAGACGATCCGTTACTTGCAGCAAAGGTTACATCTCCGGCACTGGTGGTAGAACGAATGGGTGTGATGTCAGAGAAGCTACCGCCGTCTTGATTTAGGTAATACTTCAAGCTTGTGCCGATACCGATAAAACGTCCGTTGTCCAAGGCTACCCATGGGTGCATGGCTCGTGCGGTTCCAAGGTACGAGAACCCAGAAAATTTCTCCCAACCACCAATCTTCTCAGGCATACCAAAGCGAAATCGCACTTTGTCTACATCAAACCAACCGCCCTCATTTGTGTAAGAGGTAGTCTCTCGATTGACACCTGGTTTGAACTGAAGTTTGGTTAGTGGCATCTAGCATCCTATGAGTTAAGTGCGGTCAAATCATCCCAAACACGTTTTGCATGTGCAGCAGCATCAAAGGAGACTTCGTTCCCGTCTGCGTCTAAATCTTTCCAACCACCCGCTGATGCCTGTGCCGCAAGATATGTTTGTAAATTAGACTGAGAAGTTACTTCTTCTATCGCACCTGATATATCTGCGCCATCGTCTGATATACCGATCATAATCCAATCTTGTGGACTAGCAGTGCCGCTATCTGCAACTGGATACATACCGCCTGTTGACTGTGATACCCCAAACTTTAACCAAGTTGGTATCGTGCCATTTGATTCAAGCCTATACTTAACTACTTTATGCGCCATCTGTCTTGTCCTCTAGCTGTGGAGTGTTAGTCAAAGATGTTCTGTCCATAATATCAAAACCACGACTGTTTGCAAAGTCTGTTGGGCAGTGCGCCCACTTTTCTGCACAAGCCTCCAACCACTGTACTGTATGATGATGCTCTGGTGCTTTGCCTTGTTTAATAATTTCGTTTTCCCACTGTAGATACGAGAACACTTCTGCCTGTGCTTGCGCTGCATTAATGCCTAGATCAAAGATGTAGATAAGGTTGCCCTCATCAATCTGACCATTACGACTTCTAGCTGCGTTTAATGCTTGTTTCATGCAGGTCATAATGTGGTATTTGATTTCTTCTAACTCATAGTCTTCTTCGGTAAGCTCATCCTTGCCGATCTTCTTCATCAGGTTGTCATACTGATTGGTAAAGAAATTTAGCTTTCTTACTGCACCTTCTACATAGCCACGAGAGCTTGCCGCCTGCGCTTGCTTTTCGTTTATCTTTACCTCAAGCATTTCACGCTCAAGATCATCTGTCTCTGTTTCTAGCTTGCGCTCTAGCTTTTTGAGCTTTACTTCTTCTTTCTTCATCTTGAAGTAACCCTCTTGCAAGGCTGCTTTAGTCTTTTCAATCTCAGCCAAGCTATGCTTGATAGAGCGAATAGGAGTAATAGCTGTAACATCAAGTGTTACGCTCATCATCTGGGAGTGTGACTTGTAAAAGTTACTAGATGCCTTTGCGATTGCAGGAGCTTTTTCCTGTATGTTTGCCAACATAGATTTGTATTCAGGCTTCGCTTGTGGAAGCTGAATGTTAATGTCGGGCGTAGTAAGTGCTACTTCTTGTGTTGTATCTTTTGGCATTATTCAGGCTTTGTTGGCGTGGTGTGAGTATGAGGCCATCCTGATGCAGTTGGCAAGTCTCTGAGTGCTTTGCGGTATGTAACCCACTCAGCCTTTTTATCTGTGCTTAACGCAGTATCGGAAAGCTGTGTCCAATCAGATTCGGCAAGAAGTGTTGTTCTATTGTTTCTTGCGCTTTCTGCTGCTTCGGCATCAATACGAGCACGGTATGCTGTGGTTTGTGCGTCAACTGTTTGTACCTTACCATCATCGTCTGTGTATTCAGTAAACACTGGCCCAACAGAATTGACCGTCATCCAGTTGCCGTCAGAATTTTTTTCTACACCAGACCTAAAACTAAACTCATAAGGCGGGGTAGTTTTAGCTTGAGCACTTTCCATAACAGGATCTGCACCAAGATCATCTAGTCTTTCTTTAGTAAGCGTTGGTTCTAAAACAGGACGAGTTTTCTTGTGCATGATTCGAAAGGTTATTTCCGTTACCACCTCACCTGTTTCTCTTATTCTTATTAGTCCCATGACTAAACTCCTTTATGTTGCTATTGCATAGAAGATGTAATCAACACTGCTTTGATTTAAATAATTCCCAGTCGCTTGGTTTACGATAAAACCTGAATTATCAGGGTCTATATCATCAGCATCAGTTACTTGACCAGGTGTATTATTTAGTTGAAGAAACGGATCATTTCCTGCTATAATTCCTCTTGCAGTATCATAAACTATCCAACTACCTGTCTGACTTGTTGGCTTAATTACAACAAACTTAGCACCACTAGTAAATCCACAGTCAATAACACGGCCTGTTGTTCCATCCCCAGTATAGCTTCCCACCTTGGATACACCAGCAACGGTAGCGAAAAGGTAGGCTATGTAGGTTTCTCCTGAACCATTTACAAGATTATGATTACCAACTGAAAATACACTTGCAGTTGGTGCAGTATCATTCCAAGCAAAATCACCATCTGATGTTGGGTCAGTAGTATTTAGCCTTAAATAATCTGTTGCATCTCCTGCATATACCATCCAATTATTAACACCACTTCTTCTCTTAACCCAAATCATTTCTGGAACAACACCAAGGCTATGGTTTACAGTACGCCCTGAAACTCCTGTGCCTGTGTAAGCAACCACATCGAAATAGCCAGGTGCGCGTTTCCAAGCGTAACGTACATATGGGTCTGAACCACCGTTCAGATCATCAACAACCCCTGTATTACTATCAAAGTAAAAGTTTGCACCTGATGTAAATTGAGCCGCATTAGATTCTGTTGCGTTGTATATAGTCTGACCCGTTAAGCGAGAGGCTGTATATCCTGCTGAACCATTTCTGCCCTTACTAAGTCTCCAATCAACAGGAAAG